TACAACAGAAGGGTTCAGGTCGTTTCATACACCTTGACACGATACCAAATGGTCACGAAGGGTTCGTAAGACCAACAATTTGGAGTTACTGAGCTTGACCATGAGCGACATATCAAAACATCTCCTGAAAACGTTCCTGCCATATCTGATAGCATTCCTACTTGGAGTTATAGTTGCGTGGAAAGGTTGTGGTGATTCAAGCGGTAAGCCGATTACCACTATCATCGAAAAACCTATTCCAACCATCGAATACGTTGATAGATGGCGAACAGATACCGTTAGATTCGTTTCTAGGGAGTTTGTTACTGTTAGGGATACAATCACATCAGAGATTGTAGTTGATCGCTTAGACACGTTGTTTTTAGTAGACACGGTCAGCATCGTTGAAGCTTGGCTTACGGAGATAGCAAAGTACGACACGACCATAGAACAGGAGTCGGCTACATTGGCTTTGTCTTGGCAGAACTACCAGAACAGGTCTGAGAACCTAAAGATTGCCTACACACCCAAGAAAGTTCCGTTGAAGTGGGCAATCGGACTACACGGAAACGTAGGACTACTTTCTGACTTCAGATCAAGGTACGTTCCTCTTATGGGTATTGGTGTACAGGGTACAGTAAATAAAGGATACTACGGCATTGATTATGGGTTCAATGGTAATCACTACGTTGGTATAAGGGTCGGCAGGAACATTATCTCAAGATAGTTCGTATCTTTGAATGCATGAGAGCTTCTACATACATCTGCACAAACATTGAGGAGATAGAAAGGGCAAGGGAAGAGAACGACAAGCTTAATCTTCCAAATCCTCAACCACTACCAAAGCCAAAATACATGGAATCGACCGGGTGGTTTCATGTGGATGACATAACAAGGGCATACGTCAGGGATATAGACAACGTATCAGTAGCGTCTTTAATGTTCTCAGATGGAACGTATATGGATATCAAGATGACCTCTGAAGTGGAGAAGATGTTAGACACTCTTTTTAGAAATACCCTTTAGTCTATCAGCCTCCCTGAGGTCTTTACTTATCATTATACCTGGGTCTATCTCAAAGAATTTCGAGAAGAATGTTATCTCTATGAGAGTAGGGTAAATTGCGTGTTCATCACCCCATTCGTACAGTCTTCTGCCTCTGAACTTCAACCCCATGTCATTAAGCCACGAAAGCATATCCTTTATCTTTACGCCTTTCTTCTCGCACATATAGATGATGTTCTTCTTGAACTGCCCGGCAAGCTCCTCCGACTGATCGAAAGCCTCTCTTGTCCACAACTGATTACGAGATTGCATCTTCTCATACACCTCATCAGTAATCTTCAGTTTTATCTTCCTTGTGTATGCCATACTTAAAGATAATAAAAAGCCCCATCATTACGACAGGGCTTCTTAAATTATCATCTGCCAACTGCCACGTTGGATGTCTCAATTAGTGCATTGCCTAAATGTTTTCCAAGATAGACTGTCTAATAATTCTTGACACCTTCAAACAAACAACGCATCTTGGCTGATGCTGTGATAGAACCTAGTAAGGTCTGACTTCGGGACGGACTGCTGAACCGTTCGTATCTATCACTGTTTGCTTGAAGCAGATGAATTTTACATCTCTTTTTGCTTAATACACGAACCTAAAAACCTTTCGTGCTTATCTCTTGTATTTAACAACTCTCCAAAATCCCAGCCGTTTAGATTAGCCGACACTCTGTACATCATTTGCTCTTGGTCGTAGTTTATGTAACGGTGAAGAAAAGCGTGTGTTTTTGGTTCTAACTCAATCACATCTTTGTAATGTTCTTCATTGTAACTCCAATGATGCAAATGGTTTCCTTTTGTCTCTGGTTTCACTCTTTGAACCGATTTATGAGCAGAGTATTTTTCAGGGTATTTGTTTCTAAATATTTTTGCTGGTCTTGGCTCTTTTTTATGCTTTTCCTTGTAGCCAAGCCTTCGATACTTTTCTCTGGCTCTAATCTTCTCTTTTTCAACCCATTCAGAGTCCTTGCGGAGTCTTTTCTCTCTTTTGTCTACATCTTTCTTTGTGCATTCCTTGCACTTGTTTAAGTGACCATCCTTCATCTGAGAATGTTTATAATACTCAGACAAAGGTTTGGTCACATAGCATTTAAAGCATTTCTTTTCCATTTGGTAAAGATAATACTTAAAAAGGTAGAATCAAAATACTACCATTTTAGAAGGGTAAATCCCCATCCTCATCAATTCCCGCAGCAACTGGCTGCGCTTTCTTCTCTGTGCCTCCAAGCATTGTAAGGTCACGCACCTTGATGTCCGTATTGTATCGGGTGTTCCCTTCTTTATCCTCCCACTTTCTTGTGGTAATACTCCCTTCAACATAAAGCTTGTCACCTTTCTTTACATACTTGGTAACAACATCAGCAAGCTTTCCGAACACTACAAGGTTGTGCCATTCTGTGTTCTCCTGTTTCTGTCCGCTCTTATCGGTGTATCTTTCCGATGTTGCCAGAACAAGGTTTACAACTTTACCTGACTTGGTTTCTCTTACATCTGGGTCTTTTCCGATGTTCCCTAATAATTGTACTTTATTTACCATATTACTTGGATTTAATTGATTTACGAATTATGTTTTCTGTCGCACTGTCTATGTCGTACATTTCAAGAGCCTTTTCAATAGAGCCTTTTGCACTCTCTATCCATTCCAACAGCTTGTTGTACTCAGCAGTTCCAGCCACTACTTTCTTCTTTGCTCCTGCCTTCTTCTCAACAGTGGTTGTCTTTCTTTGTTTAGTAGTTGAGTGGTTATTTGTTACGTCAGGATCCTTGTTATCATCGATAAGAAAAAGACCGTTCAGGGCATACTTACGAGCATATGATGATGACGCACCGAAACATTGACCAAGACTCATTCCTTTTTGATTAGGATCAATACCTGCCTGTGCCTTTGACGAAATAACAATATCTGGCTTCTTTGGATCGAATATACTTGCAGTGGCCTCTGTGTACGGGATGCCGCAAAGTTCTCCAATAGAATCTGTTATATTCAACACAAGACCGTGCTTGTCAAGTAGTGGTTTCACTGCCTCAAGGATATCCTCGCAGTTTCTGTATTTATATCCACCGAATTTATTGTGCTGATTCTTCGGTGACTTCAGTTCTGCCTGTAACTTTACTAACTTTTCCATGGTGCTAAAGTATTACAATTAAATTATATAACCTACTTTCCTATCAATATTTTCCAATTCAACTCCGATGACGAATTGGTCTGGCTTATTGATTCTTACATCCAACATCTTGGTGTTGTTATTGGCTCGTTGATAGTACCTCATGTATCCATGCCCAGGGAACTCTATCTTCTCTACGGACTCTTTTCTAAACTCATTCTTGACTTTGTTCTCAAGCTCTCGTTTTTCTTTTTCAAGTTGCTTGATCATTTCCTTGACTGTTTGAAGGTGCTGTACCTGCCCTAATAGATCATCATTCCCCATCATTATCTCCTGCTCTACAGTGTGAGTATCTGACAGGAACGTTGAGTAGTTTTCGTTATCGTCAGGTTCAGGTTCAAGTTGCTGTATGACCCCCATGTAGTCGTGGTACTTTTCAAAGTCATCATCCTCTTTAGCCATTTCAGCCTGAATAAGAGCCTTTCTACCCTGAAGAACACGACTCCAAAAATCGTATGTTCTTTCAGTTATCATGTCTACGATATCCTCGTTACGCTCTATTGGAAAGACCTTGAATCCTCTTCCATCAATCAGTATGGCTATCTCAGCATAGTCACACTCCATTATCATCATCTGCTGATGAACCTGTAAAATGTACATATCAGGAACGCCATCGTATTTCTTGTAGACGAATCCGTTCATCGTCTTAATCTCCAGTGGACAAGGTTTACTTGTCAACTCATCAGACAATGTTCCGTCATCGTTCAGCTTTCGTGAACCTTTCTCAATAACCCTATCCAAGTTGCAGTACAGATGTGGGTACTTTGGGTTCTGTACGAATCCAACAAGTTGACTTGCTTTTCTTATGATTTCTCCACGTTCAAAGTTGTCCATGTATCCATCTTCAGTTCCATCGTAATACTTCCAAAGATTCGCTACATAAGCCTCTTGGTGTATTCCGTGAAATGCAGGTGCGGACATTGTTCTATCCGGTTCCATAGTTCCTACCTTCTCGTGGAACAACTGCATCTTTGTAGGTTTGTACGGACTCAATCCACACACGATGGCAGCAGATGATGCTCCTAAACCGTTATTCCTGTATTCAAACCACTCAGGGGTTCTGTCTTTGATTCTAACTACCCAACTTTTCTTCATCTTTCTTTTTTTTGATATTGCTAAATTAATTAATCATGTCGTAATGTAATTGAGTTCTAAAATTGCGACAAAATTGTCCTATTGATATTTCTAAGCTACTGACATTGGATGACTGTTTCAGTTTTTGAAACATCAACTACTTGTTTTTCAGTTGGTTATATGCGACAAATTTGTCGTGTTACTTAGCGATTGTTAGCGCACATTTGGCAAAGGTTTTATTCTGCTATATGGGGCAAAAAACCAATCACCGCAATAATTTAGTAACGCCTCTTGGTGGTTGTCGCAATAATCAATGACTTCATGTGCCCCATATTTAGAATACTGAACATAATCACCAACATCAAAAAAACGTGCGCTAACAACACCTAAAGATGAATTGCCTTGTTCGTGGTTATCGGAGGTTTTTTCTTTTTTACTCATGTCATTCTAATTTGAAAGTGTAGTGAGTATTTAAAGGCAACTCACTTTAGCCAAACCGTTGTAAAACATAAGCCTACGCGCGGTTCTTTGCAGCGTTATCAGCAGGGCAACCACGTTTTTTTCTAACGGATTTACGTCTTTTAATCTCATTCATTATCGGTTGTATCTTCTCCCTTCCATCCCCTTCTCTAAAGTACTTCCTAATGTTGTTCAGCCATCTGTTGCTCATGGTGTGTATTAGTGTTCCTTTCCACTTTGCTGTTCTCCATTTTTCTTCTTCCACGCTCTTACGATTTTACAACAAAGGCTAAATAATATTGCAGCCGTCATTGTGGTTAATTTGAAATGTATTTAGTGGCAACATTTCTTAGCCAACTCCGTAGGAGCAAATTACCTACGGTCGAACAGTCACAAAAGGTAAAATCACATCCAACGACCATTTAACAAATCATAGTCGCCAGAATCAATGTCAGCAGATGTAGGATTACGGATAGAACTATGGTCAACGCTACCTTTTTCACAGTCATAACCGCATTTAGAGCATGCTTGAAATTCAAAGTCAATTTCATCGAATGTCAAGTCACATCTTGGGCAGCTTTCTAAAGTGTTTTCTTCGTAATCCTCGTATAAGTCTTCCATGATTTTAAATTTTGTTTTTTCTGTTCTTAATTTGCTCCTACGATTCGCGGATGAAACGCCACGGCATAGGTTGTTTATTTCCTTTAATCTCTCATGTAACTAACGTGTCTCCAACAGGGCATAAGGCGAATAGTGGCGCTTCAAAGGCTACTTGTTGAGGCTGCGCCACAACTCGCCTTATCCGCGAATCGTTAGGTGTAATTTTCTAAACGCTTCTCTATTTTCTTTAGGTCTTTGGCAATGTCGCCCAAATTACTAAACCAACTACACCATATTAAAACAGTATAGCTACCTTCCCATCCTTCGTGGTTACTATGGCATTCAACAATATTCACTTCAAAATTCATCATACCATATTTTAATATGGCTTTTACCACCTCATTAAGGTATTCCCTATTCTTACAAGTTACTTCTAATTCCCAACTTTGGGCTTTAGATTTTTCATCTAATTTCATCATAAAATAAACTACACCTAACAAAGTATATAACACATAGCTGTTAGGCTATTTTTAAACTATGTGCTTAATTAATAATTTATTCTCTATTCAAAGGTCTGTTTTGCTACGTGTCATATACAAAACCGTTATACCACATTTACCCAATCATCGACATCTTCCATTAATTCAATCTGTCCGTTTCCTTGTTCTATTCTTTTATTTAAAACACCTAATCCGTAAGATGTTGCTATTCCATAAGCTTTTTTGTGGCACTTATAACAACTTCCACTAAAGCCAATAAAATAATAAAAGTTTTCGTCTTGTTCTACTTTACTAATTCCTGAATTTAATTTCCATCTATCACCATCTAAATAACCACCTGCCCAAGTTCCAAAAACTTTATAGTAGTTGTTTGGTAATTTAACTATCACCCATCTTTCAGGTGTTTCACTTATATTTCTATCCATTATATTTTAAATTAAACGTGGTATAACAATGTATATAATGTATATAATGTATATAAGCCATAACGGCTCATATACTCAGCGTTAATAAGCCGTTAAAACGAAATTTCATACTCAACGTTCTAAAATGGAACTTTGTCTACGTCTTTATCTATGGTATAATGCATCCTCGCTTGACGCATTGCCTGGCTATTCACAACATACTCGTGCTTGTCGAGTTCCAATGGGTTTACTCCGTCATCGTAAAATCTACCATTCATAACATTGTAGGTTAATATGCATTCTCCAGTAGTTCCATTAAGTTCCTTCTTCTTTATCTTTTGAGAAATGAACTGAGATGTGGAGTCCTGTGGCTGTGAATTGTAATACGGTCTATGGAACATGATGATGTTGTCTGCCTTATTGTTCCACATAGCACCTCCGGCAAAGTCATAGACCCTCGGACATTTGTAATCACCTGTTCTCTCATCCTTCTGTATGGAGCTGTTCGGGTGAGCAACTATTATCATGTAGACGTTGTTCTCTAAAGCAAACTTCTTCTGAACTCTGAAAAAATCCTCCAAGAATTGATCATCACGCAGATTGTTTCGTCTATCTCTGTAGATTGCATTGAATGGATCTATCATGCATCCATCGATGTTATGCTTTATCATGGCCTCAACAAACTTTCTGTTGATGTACTCCTGGCTCGGCATCTCCTTCTCAGGGTATATGAAGTAGAACTTATCGTTCAGTTTCTCTGCCGCCCTTCTGTACTCATCCTCAGACATTTGATTATGATGATGTTTGTATGGTGACTTTCCTACCATCGCATGAATCAATTGATTATAGAAGAACTTAGGTGGATATTGTTCTGGTGAGAATACCGCCCACTTATAACCATCCATCAATGATTTCATAAGCATAAGTTGTAGCATCATAGTGGATTTACCGAAGTTTCCTATTCCTCCAACAATTGTTATCTCTCCCCTACACCACCTGAATCTTTCGTCAATTCCAGAGAAGTGGGTTGTCTCTCCTTTTTGATTTCCAGAGTGAAAGTCCTTTAACATATCAGGAAAGATGTCATTCAGGTATATTACATCCTCAAGAGGTCCATCCAACGACTCAAGTTGCTGCTCAATGCTTTTTCTTGTAACTGTATGTATGAGTCTATCATCATCTGTGAACTCAGCAGTACCAAAATCTGATGCGTAGTTTCTGTATACCGAGTTGATTATGATATCCAACTCCTTCACAGTGAATGAGCCGCCACAGAAATCTCCGATCATTGGGCTTCTTATCTCATCTTTTGTTAAACCGAATCTAAGACATCCACAGGCAAGTTTGAATACGAAGTTGTTACGATTACCCTCAAAGAATCCTTCTCCCTTGTTTATCATCCACTTCTTGAGTTTCTCGTAGATGCTGTTTTCGGTTGTTACTTTGACAGGAACGGCATCATACACTTTCTCAATCATCCTGTCATACACCTCCCACTTACGGGCAATGTACATATCTGGATCATAAGACTCGAAACACACACGGCTCAGATTTCTACCTGTAGGATCAAGTTCTTTGAAATCCTCAAGCATGGCATCGAAGTGCTGAAGATGTTTTTCCGGATGTGACACCTCTACCAATGCCTTAACCCCGTTTCCACTCGGAGAAACCCAACACGCTATCACGTACTTGTTTCTTTTCAGCTCAGACATTTTCTCAACTATCTTGCAGTGATCAAAATCCAAACATATCAGACCAGTGTATGAGATGATGTTGTTGTCGTTACGTGACTTGAATACGCCAGAGAACAAAGGTGATGGTAAACTCTTCTTAACACTATCACGCTCCTTTCCTGTTCCA